TGAGTCTGAATCGTAATGGTAGGATTCAAGAACGGCATTAAGGGATTTACTAGATTAAAATTATAATCATATAGTGGTAAAGGCATTAGCCCGACTTCTAACGTTCGAAGTTCTGGCTGATAGAACTGTTGGTCAATCGGTTCAAACCCAAACCTCACCGTCTGTAATTTATCATTACAAAACCATGCGTCTGGAAAGACCCAAAACCTATGACAGCAGCTAAGATTAGATAGTATAATCGGATCTGTACCAGCTGTTCCAGTATTGCCGATAGGTGTATAGTACCACACATCAAAATAAACATCTGGGGCTATAAAATCTGCTGGTACCAAGAAAGGATAATGATATTCACCCACGACATCAGTAGAAACACACAACGGCGCAGGGTATTCTGTAGAATCTCTTTGGCTTATATCAATTGTTGCTGCAAGATTAGAAGTTAACACTTCGGTTTTATAAATTTCTATTTTAGAAATCTGATAGGGCTCGGCCGGCTGACCCGAGTTATAGAACTGAACATTCAGGTCTAAATATTGGCCAAGCCTTCCGGCAATTCTAGGAAACGCAGATGATAGTGATGAGCAGCTCATAACATATATTTGATAGATTAACGTCTTGGTATACTTGGCATTGAAGGCATGCTAGGCCTAGAAGCTCCGGAAGATGCTTTTTTCTCGGCTTCAGCTTGCTTTTCGTTTTCTTCTTGGATTCTTTTAAGCCACCACTGCCTGTCTTCAGAAGACATCGCAGCTTGTTCGAATAGCGTAAGCTTGCCGTATCTCTTTAGAAGAAACTGCTGCTCCATTAAATTGCTATATTGCCTATCATATTCATCAGGCTTTAACTGGGCGAAAAAAGCTTTCAGATATCGGTAGTTCCGCTTTAAACTCGTGCTCACACTGTTGACAAGTGATGATAACGGTAGTGTCTATACCGGGTGAATGCTCTCTTACCCATTCTCGTATGGTCGACGTGTCTGTAGAGTGAAGTTTTTGGACAAAAGAACGAATTGCGATCTGATCAGTAATGCCCATCACACTAGTGATCATCTTTTCAAGATTTTCAGTGATTGACTCGTCTAGATTATTACCATCTAGCTTTTGCTTGTTTCGCTGTGAAGGTAAAATGCTACCAGATCGTACTGAATTACCAGGCTTGGAATAAGCTTGCTTTCTGAATTTTCTTTGCGAAAGAATTTCATTGGCATCAGATGCTCGTAAAAATCTAACACCTACAAACACTTCTCTGTTAGTAACTTTAGACATATAAGGCAATATGACCTTAAATGGCTCACGGCCAACTGAAGCGTCAGCCCAAGTTATAGTATTAGCTAAATCATTTAAGTCATACTTGTGAGTTGCTGAAGCATCGCAATTTGGACAGCTAATCATAAATTCATAAAGATTACCGTGTGTTATGCCTCTTAGAAAATAGAGCAAAAACACTCTGTCGCCGAGCAAAAGATCGGCAGGATCAAAACCGTCGGGAAATTTGCAACATTCTCTGAATAGATAATCAATTGACTGGCCACTCTGGGCCAAGCGCTGAGTGGCTAAGACTTTTTCTGCAGTCTGTCCCATGGCTTTAACCATTACGACGCCATCTGGCCAATTATAATAAATCCCTTTGCTCGGTAGTGTGCATTCTTCCCAAGGTATAAGCTTGTCTTCTGGTAATGCTATTAATTGCCGTAAGAACTCTTCATTACTGCTGCCGCCAAGTAGATTCTGAAGATCAGGATTATGCGCTTCCATCCTAACATCCTGCTGGTCTTCTTTTTCAGGTCTTGGTTTATTCTTAGCGCTGCCACCTAGTGGAATATCCTCTTCTTGTGCCATATCGATTTCCTAAAATAAGATGGAATTTTTTTTGCTCTATTATATATACAATTTAGAATTGTTTTGTTAATCTTCGGCGTAAAGTGCCCAATCGTAGGATACGGTGGCTTCGACAACTTTTATATCACTGCTAGTATATGTTAAATCACCAAATTTTATGGCTTTAGGCCAGCTCTGATTTAGAGTATAAGTCTGACGTGATGAAATAGAAGGCGTATAAACCAATATCTTAGTCTCTTTTTTATATGAAGACGCAAGGGCCATCCCTCTATTCATAGTAAAAACCGAATTCATCCATGTTTTCATGATATTTAATAAACCAAAGTTATCATACCATGTAACAGATATATCGTCCCAATTTACCTTCTTGGCGAACTTGTATTCTACACTTGATCCTAAAACCTTTTCTTCTTCGACTGTAAATGTGGGTAATTTGCAGTCTTTTAATGCTAATAATGACTTGGTGGGCTGCTGGTTTTTTACAAAAGTTCCTAGAATATTTGATACATCCCAAAAAAAATTAGTATAATACTCATCTGTAACAGTATTTAACTTAAAGTTAGGATCTTTTCCTTCTTTAGTATCGCCAATTATAAATCCTGGCAAATTGCTCTCTCCTATGCTATTTATTATATCTAGACGTCAGCATAAGCTGGATTTTTCGTTTCTTTTACATCCAGATAGCGTAAAGTGACAGAGACATTACCGATTGAATCAGCTTCGTAGTCTAAATTAGATGGTGTTACATTTAAAGGAAAACAATGGAAAAGCTCATATATGTGTAAAAATTGCCCTTTTCCGTCAAGTAGCGCTAATTTTGCATTAAACGAATAATCTACAAATTTAGAATATACACCCTGCTCGGATTTAAATACTAATTTTCTCATCCATTCATAGATTCTTACCGCAGGGCCATCGGCCCAAGATAATGGTCCGACTATTTCGTGGAAATCTAATTTGATAGGATTGTGCTTGAATTTGCCTGGTCTATACATGGTGCGAGGCCCATTATGGATTGAAATTTCTTCAAAATCCATTGTGGGTCTTTCGCACTTTTTTAAATATATTAAGAGATTGCCTGGAGCGTCGGACGATATCTTACCGTTAAAATTTTGGCCATCGAAAGCTGGTAACAGCTCGAATAGCCAACGGTAATTTCTAGCTGTCTCCATCAAATGATGAGGAGTACGCGCCGCCGCGTACTCCTGACCTGATTTGTTAATGCTATCTATATTACACTTCGACTTATCAGTCGGAATATAAAATCCTGGCATAATTTATACGCCTTTTTAGCTAGGCTGAGCGCATGTTGTTCCCAAAGGACCAGGTAGCGTTGGATTAGAACACTCTCGGATGGCTCGGTCGTATCTCATTGTCGCATCGCAAGTCAAGATGGCATCGCCAGTATAGTCTAATTCTTGCCAATTAAAATTGGTTGGCCAAGTACCATACATGTCCCATCTTTCATTAGTCGTACCAGCTCCATCGACTAATTTAAGCGTTGCTTGTTTCTTGTAATTCTTTGGATGGTTAACACCGATTGTGTCTAAACGACACACGGACTCAAGCCAAATGTACAAGCCTTGTGAAATATTAGGATCCTGTTCAACATCATACCATGTTAATGTACAAGCTTCCCATTCTTGCTTACCAGCATAGTATGCTTTTTCTTGCTGGTGTTGCATATCTAGTTCAGAAAATTTAAAGGTCGGCCTTTTAGCTTTCTGAAGAACCAACAGCTCTTTTGCTGTCCAAGTTCCATTACCGGCACCTCTACCAATGGTTTCAAAATACCATCGGTAGGTTCTTCTGGTTTCCATAATGTTGGTAGGTGCGTTGGCGCCGAAGCCTGGCATCCCGCCTTTATTATTAATATTAAATCCTGGCATTTTAATGTTCTCCTTTTGAGTGTTTTTAGACAGTTACTAGGCCAGCTGCGGCTAAAGATTCTTCAGCTGCGAAAGAAGCACCGGTTTTTAATACCGCCATATTTAAGACTATGAATTCTACAGTCTTGGTTGGTTGTAAAAACACCGAGACCCACAATTCATTCCTGTCGATCCTTTCAGGAGTGTTGTTAGAGGCATCAACAACCACTTTATAACCAGAAAGACCCCTTCTAGAAGCTATTTCAGATAGGAAAGGATTCACGACATTATAAACCTGTGACCAAAGAGTACGGTCATTAGGTTCAAAGATGAAATTCCTCAAGATAGTGGTTAAGTTCTTTTTAATATAAATCATCAACATCCTAACATTAACTCTATCGAGAGCAGTTGGTGAACGCTGAAGTGTTCGCTGGCCCCAGACTACTATACCGTCTTGAGCGAAGCTAACGATTGGGTTAACGCTATTGCCAGATCCGTATAACAGATCTCTCTCTGATTGGGTGGGGTTATATTCAACAGCAAGAGCTGTCTGAATCCTACCACGTCGAAGACCGGCTGGTGCAAACCAAACTTCCGTGTTCTGTGCGGTTCTCGAGAAAATAGCCGCAACATGACCAGAAGGTGGTACCCATCGTTCTTCAGCGCTGAATTGGTCAAAGATCTTCAACCAGCTCCAATACAAAGCACCGTACGAGCTATTGATAGCACGATCGAGATCATCATAAAGAAGACCATTATGCCAATCTATAGCTTGTTGTGGTCTAAGACCGATTGGAGGATCGACCAAAAACAGAACATCACCACGATTCTCGCAAAGCTGCAAAGCAGATCCAATCACAGCGCCAGAACTAAATCCTGGAATAGCTAACAACATAATGTCAAAAGCTTCTGGGTTTTGGAAAGCGTAAAGTCCTGAGCTGGTGGCTGGGTTTCCAATCACGGCAGCATCAAGATAAGTAGCAGAATCTGCAGGATCGGTCGGAATACCGTTAGCCATACCTCTAAATTGCCTGTTGCTGAACGAGGCAGGATGCCTGTCTTCACCAACGCCAATATAGGAAGGTCTTTCGATCCAATTAATAATCGCATTGCCGTTGGTCCCACCGATCGATGAGCCAGGGTTTATAATGTTGGCGATATAACGCGCATCAGTTGGATCAAATGACACATCAGTTATTGAATCAACAGCATAGCCTGAAGAGTCTTTAATTGTAATGACATATTTCTGACTAGTTGCTACATTGTTGGTGTTAACAAGTTGCACACCAACCGTGTAGCCTGTATACGTGTCTTTCACAGCATCATATTTTCCGATCCATGTACCGGCAGATGTGCCTACAAACCAACCTACAATACTTTGGTAATATGCAGAATCTTGTGCGCATTCGTCAGACACTGGGTCAGTTACACATGACAATGGTATTGAAGGATCATCGCTTTCAACAGGCATTAGAACACGTTCATCAGAAAATCCGCGGTAAGCGCCGCCATAAGGATAAAGGAGACCGACTTCTTCAGTGAAGCGCAAGGTCTTAATGTTAGTAAAATTAGCTAGCAAGAATAATGAATCTAGTTCGTTATTTGGCGTTGTGGCAATAACTATCACCATGCCGGACGAATTAGGTACATTGATCGCAAATGCTTCGTAATAGTCTAAGCCGCCAACACTACCGAAAGTGTTTATTTGACCAGCTAAATTATCAGCTGCTTGCCCCAAACCAGACACTATGTTAGCAGTGATAGTAAAGCTAGAAGCAGCAGAAACTACCTTCAATACCAATTGGTTATTGTCTGTAGTAATATCATACGGATCAGTCTTGGTAGAAATCACTCGTGCTCGAGGTATATCATATTGATATAATGAAACTCCAAGCGTTAAGGCCCAAGCTTCACCATTGACTATTTGTACCCTGTCGCCATTAGCCGAAGATCTAATCTGCGGTACAGTAGCGCCTGATTCATCGACAGCCGAAACAAATACAAAATCATGGCCACCAGTAGAAATAAGCGCATCATTTAAAGCATCGACTAGATCAGCAGTGTTATCATACTCTCCAACAGCGACTGTGTCATCATAGGAATGAGCTACACCTTCTACTGATATTCGGAATTTTCGATTATTTGGTGTCAATTCGAATTGGAACATATCTCCAGTGCTTAGCCTACCAGAACTGACAGTAATCACACCAGTCAAAATCGCTCCCTGCACGACGAAAGAACTCGAAGTGCCTGTGTTTGAAGCGTCCGCTAAAGTGCCGGAAGCGACCACATAACCATCTTCAGCACTATCATAAGAAGTATCGATCACACGATAGGTCGCACCATTTATCATATAGTACAAGTCTGTCGAAAGGTTAATGCTAGTATCGCTAGTTATTTCTAAAACGTAAGTAGCAGATAATGTTCCAGTATATGTCCCAGCAATCGCAAGACTAGCCTCAGTATCTGGGGCTGTAGATTCTGCACCAGCGTTCTGAAAGACTGGTGTCGAGATGCTAGCATTGTGAAATACTACTGGGTCGGCAACTGTCGGCTTTCGTAAGTTAATTCTACCGTAATCGATGCCAGTAAATACTGGAATACGTCCCCAACCATATGTCATATTAGGAGTATTGTCAATACATACGTCGAGTAATCTATCTGGTAAAGCTGAAGAATATTCAACACCTACTCGCATAATATAGCACGAATCGCCATCTTCCATGTATGCCAATACAGCATACATCAAATAGCTTTCTACAAAAGGTGTTCCAAAAGTGTTAATTGCAGATTCAGCGCCAGAAATAAACGTTGGGGTATTTATGGGGCCTCTTTGAGCAGTACCAATAAATGCGGGGCGAAGGGGCCCGGCGGCAGAAGCGACCAGAGATAGGTCTATTTCACGAGGATATACACCAGGTGATAGATATACGGCCATATTTAACTCCTCTTTTTTTAATGCTGTTCCAACTTATATTAATTTTGCTTAGAATTTTTCGAACCAGAATCATAGATTATCTTGATAAATCCCTTTTTCTGGAGATTTTCAATCTGGTCTTCTCTGAGATGGTCTAAAGGTAATAAAGCATGTTGTCCGGGATTTAGTCGGATTTGTTGCTCGTAGCGATAAAAACTAGTACCCGGAGGGCGCATTTGAAGTGGTATCATCTGTTTGCAACTATTAAACACTCTTACCATTCTAGTAGATTTAATATCTTCTACGACTGCGTCTTGTACAGAAGGGCGTCTGATGATTTTATTAGATTTAAGCTTTTTCTTTCTATCTTCCATCATATAATCTCTTAAGAAGGTGTATAATATGCTGTCACTTGGCCGACGATAGCTGGTACCACTACTTGAGGCAGCGGCAACCATGCTTCAGCTGTAAAGCTGAAGTCATATTTAACCTTGGCCATAGAATCATTACTTATTTCTTTATCGCTATTGTCCGCGGCACTGTTAAGCTTCATCTGAACATTGCCTACAAGCTTTCCATCGAACATCCGTAATTCCGCCAAAGGATTAAATCTAGTTAGCACTTGATATAATATATACTCTGCATCTCGTTTGTGTTCGGCCCAAACTCCCATTTCATAAGTGACATTATAAGGAACTGGGCGATATTGCTTCGCGACCAAAGAACCAGCAGTATTTAAATATCTATGGCCCATCGATAGATAAGTCGGGCTAAATTTATCCTTATTGAATTCGTGTGATGTTCGGCTTATGGCGGCGACAGGTAGTTTAGTTCTACCGTCTTTTAAATCTCCTCGCCAAACTAATATCGATTTGCTTCCGCCAGCTATTCTGACCTTCATAAACCTATAGGCGTCTTTTGTCGGTACTCTAATGCCAGTCCAATACTGCTTTACAGCTTCATCCAGCGCTCTAAAACCCGGAGTGATGAAATCCTCAACATACTGGGGGTAGGTATTATACTCATCTCCAGTAAGAGTTTTACGGCCGCCTTGGTTGTCGCTAAGCTGACTAACAGCTGCATCCCTTGGCAGTCCGAAAGGAACGTTCTGCAACGTTACCGGATTTATAGAAGTGTCATGATTAAAATCATAGAGCGCCATAGGATTTCACCATTTCTGTGATTTTTGCGGCATCTAAATCTTTTATATAATCTTCAGCATCGGTCTTTTCGGCTTTAAGCTCATCGATAGTAGGATATTCTTTTTTCCCTACCAACACTGATTCGACTACGCCAGCATTATCTGTTAAATCAGAAACCTCGAGTTTAATATCCATTTGGGATTTAATATCGTCCTTGATACCTTCAGATACTGCCGGAATAATCTCTTTTATTTTAGCTATAGCCAATAACTTCATTTTCCTTATATCATCAGAGAGACTCACGGTACACTCCATTTGTCTTAATTATTTCTATGTCACCTATTATGTCTTTCATAGGCCTTACAGTAATATCGGCAGTAATAGATTCTAACTTACATGAAAGATATAGCCAATTATAGCGGAAATTACCTGATGGCGCAGCGTTGGTTACTCTAAAGAAACGAGGCGCTAAATCGACTTGAGCGCTATTATATGGTATTCTGATTACATCACCAGCCCGCAGCATCCTCTCGCGACAGACCATATAGATTTGTCGGTGACTTAGCGAAATCTCCATTTTATTTTCTACATCAACGCCAGATTTCTTTAATTCCAGTTCGATCGGAGAAGGCTTAAAAAATGCTTTTATCTTAAAGGGATTCCAATATGTAGGGTCAGCGTCCTCTTCCCATACTTCACTAATATCATCATTGTTGGTTCTTAAAAAGATGTTTACTTCAGCGCCGACTATATTTATACTTTCATCGACTAATTTTCTTGCCATCTTTAAATCAGGCGCTTCATTGTCGAACAATGAAAGCGGTGAATTGGTTTGTTCTATATCACTCCTAAAATCCTTAGCCGCCGTCATAAAATCAGGAATATCATCTACGCTTGAAAATCTTTTTTGAGTCATTAGTGCCTCCTGCAGTATATTTATCTTTATCATCATCTAGCAATAACCAGTGGTGGGCTGTCTTATCCTTAGCCACATCAACGGCCGCCTGTTCAGTATCTAATCTATGAATTATAATCCCATCATTATTGAATTCAAAATAGTCTTTTCCGTCTAAAGTCCACACGGAAAAAGAAGCTTGAGAATTTTCAATCATATCAAATATACTCCATGAAAATTAAAGAAATAATTAGTGAAATTCAATACAAATCACCAACCACGTTTCTGGACCGTCAGAACCCTAGTGAATATGATATTAGTAGTATTGGCGATCCCTATGAGTGGCACAACAACGGCCAAAAGAAAAAAACGAAACAAAAACGACCGAAAAAGGCTAATCAAAATCGATAATGTCATCTGTCTGACTATAAATAGAATTCCTTTTAGTGCTGTGTAACTTAGCCAAATCATTCTCTGCTCTAATTCTTGGCGTAGCGACATTCCAAACATAGTAATTTAGTATATCTGTTTCAGTAGCATTACGAGGGCCGACATTTAACATATGCCTGACGGTACGATCACCGGTACCAGGTATTTTGTCTATGATCTCTTGTATATTTTTGGGTTTCAGATTACAATATTGATTTAATGTTAAATTGTTTGCTTCAAGTAGAGCACTATACGCCGGTTTTACTGTTTTATATGTGCCCCTCATTGTCATTTTCTTCCAGTAGAGCCAAAACCACCATCATTGCGCGCTGTGGGATCAACGACACCAGCAATGATCTCTGGTTTAACTATACATTCAAGCATTGCTTGGGCGATACGGTCACCGTGGTTTATAGTCTGGGCGATGTCAGAATTGTTTTTTATAGCTATAAAGATCTCACCACGATAATCAGAATCAATAATCCCTACTTGGTTAGCTAGATTGAGACCATTTAAACCGATAGAAGACCTGATGTATAATTTTAACACTAAATCTGAAGCAAATGATGCTTTATATCCAGTTGGTATCAAAATGGTTTCGTTAGGATGAATGTATAACCGTGACATTTCTGATTCTTCAGAAAATACATCTTCTAGTCCTTCAACATACTTCCTTAAATTCGTAGCATGCCATTTATATAAAAAATGCTTTTTTCTTCCATTTAGTAAGCATTCAGACATCCGACGTGTTAAACATGCTGATATGTCAAAACACGCAGAACCACTTGTCTCGAATTTAGGTAGCGGCAAATCGTTACCATTGAGCCTTTCTAAAGTTATTTTATACATAAGGCTCCTCAGTAATCTCTACATATCCTTCATGTGACCC